TCTGCAAAGATACCGTTAGCCTGCTCAAGTGTTAGCTTGCCCTTCTCAATCCAGAAGTTTAGGTAGCGGTCAATTGTTTCTTCCCAAGTCTCCCGACGCTGTTCCTCTGGCAGGTAACGAGCGTAGCGTGACTTGTGTATGTACTGTTGATATGCGTCCATTAATTTAGTTCCTTGATTAGTCGTTCGATGTACCAGCGGCATTTACGTAAGTCCTCCACTGGTTTACCTTTGTAGTCATAGCGCCAGAGGTACTTCAGTGCGTTACCCTTGAGATAACCGTTGAACTCATGTTCAGGCATGGACGCTTTGATTGCTTCGATGGCTTCGATTGATCCTTTGTTGTAGTGGTCAGGTTGGTCCACAGGGTCTACCTTCTTCGGTTTCCTTACGGACAGGTTGTTTAGTGCAGTAATTGTGTCCCACTCTGCAGGAGTCGCATCGTCAATACTCATTTTCTTCCTCCTCTAGCTCTTGTTCAAACACATCTAGTCTGTTGATTAGCTTGTCCTCAAACCTGTCCAGCATCTCTTCTGAGGTTATCTGTAGGGCCTCCAGCAGGTCGTCCGGGTCAAAGGTTTTCAAGAGGCGTTCCTTAACTTCCTCTAGTGTTAGTGACATAGTTAATCAACTCCTGTAATGTCTCTATATTATACCATAGTATTCCTTCTTTGTCACACCATTGTGCCATTGTCATTTTGGCACCTTTTCGTATCTTTTTGTTGGGCGACATCAGAACAAACACTAGCTCTTGTCCTTCGGGGAGACTGTCTCTGACACTGGTGTACTTCTTCGTGTCTCCGTCCCGAAAATATCCTTTGCATTCAACAAGAGTACCGGAAGCATTATGTACGAAATCAGGACGGTAAGACCGACTAATAACGTAAGGGACCGTGAATGGTTCATAATCAAAATCCTTCAGTATCTTGCTGACATCTTCTTCAAACGTGCTTCTAAATGCTGATTTCTTGGACCTTCGGCTCATTGACCACCTCCGTTAAAAACCTTGGACCTGTTGAATAAGAGAAGGCACGTAGGCCGGGCCAACAGGCTTTCTTGTACGCACAGTACGAGCAACCGATGTCCAACTTCATGTTACCACTCTTGCCGTCTGGCTTTGGCTCGTAGCACTGCTTTGGCGGCTCTTGCTTCTCCACCATTAACTGTACGTGCTCAATGCGGTCTGTGATGTCAAACCCTATCTTCTCGTACACAGGGGCTTGAGTGTCCTCCTGATCGTACATGAGGTACGTTAGGTGTCCGTTTTGCTTGTCCATCGCAAGCCAGCCAAAAGTTGTCTGACCCTCTGCCTCTGCATATCCTTTAATTTGAGCGACGTATCCAAATGGATCATCGTAAGCCAGCGTACCGTCTTTGAATTTCTTAAACCCGTAGCTCGAAACACTCTTAACGTCTGTGACAACACCGTCAATTTTGCAGTCCATAGAACCCGTAATGCCCTTGATTTCACACTGCTTCTGTTCGGCGGTAACCTCATGTCCTGATGCCCTCGTTAGGAATAGTAATAGTTCTTCAATCAGATGGCCGTAAAGGAACTTAACAAGAGTATGTCCTTGCATCTCCTCTGACTTCTGAACATTGTTGTAGTGATTCCATAAGAAGCGGTCTCCTTTACCGATGTTGGACATACGTAGCTTACGACCGTCCCAAGCACGTCTCTGTCCAAACTCCTTACGCATAAGGTCCTTCACGTTTTCACCGAATAGGTCTATGCACTCTTCGATGTCAACGTCTTTGTCTACTCTCTTGGTCTTAACAAGTTTGTAGATGTCGTCTACTAATGTATATACATTCTTCATTGGTAACTTCCTACTATGCCTGAGACAACCTCTTGGGCTTGCTCTGGTGTGCATTTAAACCACTCACTACGTCTTTCGTACAACTTTTGTAGTTCGCTATGAGCTTCTGACTCTGCAGCACGTCTATCGTTAACGTCCCAACTATAGTTTAACACAAAATCCCTAAAAGGTGAAGAGGTTTGATACCCATTGAGTCTGTCTGCCGCATCAACAGCCATACCAACCTTAACCCACTCAGGGAAGTTAGGATTTACTATTACGTACACTTGACCTTCTGTACTGCTTTCGTACTTCTCAAGACTGCTAAAGGCAGCGTCCTCGAAGGTCTTATACTTCCCCGGCTTATGTAGAGGATGAGACTTAGGTACGTACTTACCATTAACAAACATTTTGGTTTGGTCTCTTTTCCAAACAGCTTCTGGACTGTCCTTATAATACTTACCTTCGCCTCTTTTGTAGTTCATCTTACTTGTCATCAGTGTGTCTCCGCCCATGTTGTACCGACTTTGTATTCTCCGTCAAGGGGGCATCTAAGGTTATACTCCACGCCTGCCGCCTTAAGGCACTCCACTGCGAGCCAGCCAAACTTCTCTGCTTGGTCTGCAGCCACCTCCGATTGTACTTCGTCATGAATGTTACCTATGAATTTGTAGTTAAGTTTCCACTGCTGTGCGTAGTCGTCCAAGATCACCAGTGCTTTTTTCATTACGATTGCACCTGCTGCTTGGAGCAGAGTATTCAATGCAGCATGTTCAGATCTAACTCTAAGCCTTCTACCATCAAGTCCTCTGAGATAGCCTCGCTGAGATGCTCTAGTAACCCGTTCTCGTAGACTTTCAAGAGCAGGTGTATTTCGGAGAAATCGCTGTTTAAGATCTGCGCCATCTCTTGCGCTTCCTCCAACGACACTTCCAATTTTGGCATCTCCAGCCCCGTAGAGGAAAGCGTATATGAAAGTCTTTGCTTGAGGTCTTGTTTCAAGCCCTGCAGCCATTTGGTTTCGTGTATGAATGTCTTCGGTGAGGAGGACATTGGTAAACTCCTTGTCGTCCATGTAGTGCGCCAACATTCGTAGCTCAAGGCCACTAGCGTCGAAACCTACTAGCTTCTTCCCTTCAGGTACAGTCCAGCAGGAGCGACACTCATGTCCATAAGGACTGTGGCTTGCTGGGACTTGGGCCATGTTGGGACTCTGATGTGTCATTCGACCTGTTACTGCTCCATTACTAATGACACGACCGTGTACTCTACCGTCCTCCTTAACGGCTTCTAACCAAGAATGTACTTGCGCATATCGCTTTTGAAGAGTAAGGTACTCCAAAACTTTTCCTGCCTCAGGGACGTGGTTGTTCTCCTTAAGCGTCTTCTCATCGACAACAGGCTTTCCGCTTGGCGTCTTCTCGTTCCACTTCGCACCCTTAGTTGCAAGTCGTTCTGCCACTTGTTGTCTGGACCCAACATTGAAAACTGTAACTTTGTCCTTAAGTCGTTTCCCTGTCTTTTCAGAAACCCTTTCTTCGACAATGGGCGGGAACATCTCTTGTAGTTCGGCTTCAATTGCATTCATGCCTTCCTTGAATGTTGCACATAACTCATTAGCCAATTGCTGATCTAAGACCCAACCATTGCGCTCTTGTTGTTGGACTGCAAACTGAACCTTGTGTTCCAATTCGATACACTTAGGGTCAAAATCTTGCATGTCCTTGACAAGCTGCTGATGTACTGCCTCTGTGACTGCTACGTCCTGTATGCAGTAGTCAATCATAGCGGGAGACAAACACGACCAGTCGTCATGGTCACCCTTTGGGAAGCCCAAGGTTTCACCCCAAGCTCTCAACGAGTGTCCACCCTGTCTGCTTGGGTCAAACAAACGTGACAACACCAGTGTGTCCACTACCCTCTCAGGAGCCACAGAAAGCCCCCAGAGACGCTTTAGCACTGGGAGGTCATAACCTATCAGGTTGTGTCCACAAACGCTCACAGAGCCAGCCAGGGCCTCACAGAGGGTACTACGGTTGGTATGTACCTGTGAAACACCGTTCTCCCGTGTTACAACGCACCAAATGGTGTCAGGAGTTAAACCGTTGGCCTCAAGATCAAGGTAGATCAAAAGTCTGCTCCTACTTCAGGGTTAGCTACTTCTGTCATTCTTCCGGTACTTCTGTCGTACTGTAAGTAACACGCTGGTCCAGTTTCACCTGTGTAACGATTCTTTAGGACTCGAACAGTAGTCGTGTTCCTAATGTCTTCGTTAGCGTTCTGCTGGTCACGCTCCATACCTATTACTATGTCGGACAGTTGTGCAATCGCTTGGGAACCCCGTAGTTCACCCAAGGATATCTGAGCACCGTCCTCGTGTGCCTTACCTTGGGATCGACGAAGGTGTGACACGAGGAACAGACCAATGCCTGTCTCTGCCACAAGCGTACGTAACTTGGTCATGATCTCGTCAATGGCCTTACGCTCGTCTCCGGACTCTTGGGAAGACACGACGATGGACAAGTGGTCCAGTACGACGTACCTGCAGTCAAGCGCTTTTGCCATGTAGCGAACACGGGCGAGCAAGTTATCCGCTGAAGTAGACCCCCAATGGTCGAATAAGTAGTAACGTCCTGTGCCCAGTGTGGCCTCCCAAAAAGGTCGAAGTTGGTCCACAGGCGTGTCCTCTTCCAAGTGTAGGGGCCTGTTTGCCGCCACCGACATGATACCAAGGCTTGTTCGGGCCAGATCTTCCTCAAGCGCCAAGACTCCAATATTGCCTTCGCATCGGCGTAGTAGATCGTACTCAATTTCTCTGATAAATTGGGACTTTCCCATACCACTGCCGCTTGTGATCGTGACCAACTCATAAGGTCTATGTCCCCTTGTGATGTGGTTTAGACCTTCCCAAGGATACGGGATGGACTTCACCTGTCTTTTCTCTACCAGAGTGTCCCATGTTTCAGTACCTGCTACAATGCCATCAGGTCGGTAAACTTTCGCATTCCACCATGCTTGCGTAAAGTCCTTAACCCTGTTAGCCATAAGCATGTCACTGGCGTCCTTCACAGGAAGCTTACAGATCCTTAGCTTGTTAGGACTAAAGAGGTCCTTAACTTGCTCCAGAGCCGCATCTCCTGCTTTGTCATTGTCGAAACAAATAACAATGTTTTCGTACGACTCAAGCCACTCTAGCTGTTCTTTAATTTCCTTGGCGGCATTACTAGCACCTGACCGTAGGGAAACCACGTCGTACTGTTTGTTGAACATCTCGTACACACTGAGTGCGTCGAGTTCTCCTTCGGTGATTGTGATGTACTTATTACCACTGCACTGCTGCTGACCAAAGAAACCAGCACCGGACATGTCTCCGGTTGCGTGGAATCCTTTGGTTTTTACGTCACGCACCTTAGCTGCACACACTTCCCCTGACTCGCCGTTGTAGTAAGGGTAGTAGTGCTTTTGAATCTCCCCTGTGCTGGAGTACTCAACGGTAACACCAAAGCGGCTACAGGTTTCCTGCGAGAGTCTACGCTGAGGTATTGCCGCCACTACACCACCCATGTTCAGGGGTTTAGCCTTTGGTAGTTCTTGAGTCGTCATTGGTGTTTCACCGTCTCCAAATACATGGTAGTCACAACCGGAAGCAAAGCAGTGCTGGCCTCCGTTGTCGTAGATAGCGAGAGCGTCCGAAGAACCACACTCCGGACAACTCTCGTGACGTACAAACTTAGAAGTCTGCGGCATCGCCCACAGCCATCTCAGCTTCCTCAAGGACTTTCACTGCTTCGAGATAGGTTGACACACCGTGTACTGGATGTGCTGGCCCAAGCTTGTACTTGAGACGTACCTTAGAGTTGTAAGGGATCTCACCACCATAAGGGTTACCGTCTTCGTCAAAGCTTTTTACGTCGTACTTAGATTTAAACTTACGTTGTTTAGCGCCTTGGTAGTCTTTGATCTTGACCCCCATTGCGGACAACGCTGAGGCGTCATCTTCAGTCATCGTAATGGTCAATGAGTACTGACCAGTGTCCTGCCCATTGAATACGTCATGTTGGGTTAGGTTGCTGAAGTTAACTACGCCTTCGATTGTTGCTGCTGTCATGGAATAATCTCCGTCATCGTTTCATGATTGCATTATTGCATATCATACTAATAGTATACACTAAATGAATTTACCTGTCAAAAAAGAATCTATGATCTGCACACAAGTGTACATAATGAACATCATAAACCCTATACCCCCAGCAGGACAGATCACATTGGCTTTCCACGGGTTGTCCCGTATCCACTGCTCTAACTGCTGTTCCGTCATCATATTATGTTTACGTACTCCTGATTAATGATTGTCTGCACATGGACGTACCCGTCAGGCCAGTACGTGTAGGACTCTGCGAGTGCCTTGGCTGTCCTTTGTACTGACGCCTCGAAGTTCTCGTACAATCCTAGTTCGTCCTTACAGTACCAAAAGGGTATACGTAGGACTGGCTCCGCTGGCCCTCGTTCCTCATAGTACACAATGATCTCAGCGTCATTACCTATGGGTCCGTCGTTGCCAAAGTGCTTCGTGTGGCCGTTCTCTGGTTGTTTCATTCGTCACCCTCCGGTAGGTCATCACTAGCAAGGTCCAAGATCTTGTCCAGCGTGGACTTAGACATCACCACATTACCCCGGTCGTCCAAAGAAATCTCTAGGTCCTTACGTAGCACAAAGGGTATACCACCCCAAGGGTCGGCCCTCATGATGTCATTGGTCACTGTACGGGCTTGAGTGTAGCCTAAGCAGTAGATGGAGTAGTCACCACCATCGACCACGTAGATACTCTTTTCGTCTATCAGCATAACTTAAGTTGCTCCTTAGGTTTAACTACTACTGTTTACTTCTTTAGTTTACTTCTTAGGTATATACCTTAGAAGAGGGTATCATAATCGTCGTCATTTGTAAATACCTCATTAGGGTAGTTTGTCACAAAAGTATCACTATCTACCTCGACAGACCCAGAAGCATGAACACAATAATTACACATATCAATAAAGTCACCATTTGCATCCTTTTTGGTTAGTTCAGTATCGTCCAAAATCACATTACAAGCTTTACAACGCATCTCGCCAGTACTCCCCATGTATCTCAATCATTAGTTTCTCTAGGTGTCTAGTGTTGAGCCTAGAGTATTTACGTAAGCAGTCCATACGAAACATTTCAGTTTCAAATTCGACTATGTGTTCGACCATAGCTTGGTCCATGGGGTCCTTTGTTGGGCCTGAGTTGTCATCTAAAGCGCCACTATCAGTAGCGTACTCGTCAATGGTCATTTCTTTTTTCTCCTATTTAAAAGTATATCCACCATAGCAAACATAAGCTTGATACCCACGACACAAACGACAGTCCAGCACAGTATATCAATGTACCCCACCATAAGCCCTCTGCATTCGTTGTACCAATTCATCTATCACTTTCTGCTCCTCTTCCTTCCAAGCTTCGGAATCATTAAGACCGTCATAATGATCGGCCTCAAGGTCATCATAATAGCTATCGTGTGCAATCTCCCAAGATTCCCTAGGCATCGTTATCTCCTTTAATTACAATCCAAACTGCTCCAAGTATACAGCAAAACCAAAGTAAAAACAATACGCTTGTCTCCATCAGTCAAACCTCGCTATCTTTTGATTACCTTTGTTATCGGTAAGCCCTACGATTGCATAAGGATAAACCCAAAGGGTAAACCCAAGCTTGTCCACCCGTGCTATGGGGTCCAATATGTCCTCGTCATCATGGGCCGAAGTATAGACACCCTTTTCGTCAATGGTGCCGTCTAAATGATAAACAAAGCCGCCATAGTGATATAAGTCGTCCATCTTGTCAGCGACTGACTGTATGGATTGCCCTTCAATGTACAGTGATCGTTCGAAGAAGTGCGGTAGCAGTCCTAAGGCCTCAATAGATGTCCTATCGTCTAACATTTCAACTATCATCGTTTAACTCTCCTTTTGCATGGTCCACGTCACAGTCACAAAGTATAGCGGCACCGTCGTACGTCTTGTATATGCCCCATGATGGTTCGCTAGGGTAATCTGACACCCTTACCGCTGTCTTAGCGATCAAAGTGTCCTCGAAATACTTTCCGGTGATCTGGCACATGTAGAATGTTGTCATTTGTCTCGCTCCTTTTTATCAATGTAAATAAACAAGGGCGTGAGTATACCACAAACCCCAAGTAATAACACCACGTCGAACCATGGTTGCCATTGTTCTATCATCACGCCACCCTCGCTATTATGTCCCGTTGTTTCTTTTCCATGCTCTTACCATGCCCAATGTAACACACAAGTGCGACATCTTTTGACCAGCATGCCCTACAAGGTCCGCATTTGCCCTCTCGTGAATAAGCTTCACAAACTAGGGCATCCCCTGGCACATTGTCCAACGTCGCTATGGTGGACGTTTGGGGGCCTTCTACGGTGTCCCCTGTAATGCTGTCGGACGATAGGCGCACTACTACGTTCGGCAATGCTGACATTTCTGCCAACACTGAACCAAACTTTGAAAACTTATGCATGCGTGTCGGTAGCCAATGATTGCACCATGGCGTTCGCTTCATTACCTCAAGGATCTTAAACGCTAGGCGTACGTCGTAAACGTCACCACTGTCGAACCATCGGAAATAGCGGTCGTTATCCAATTCTGAGACCATGTCGTC